ATTAAATCTACTGGACCAGTACAACCGCAGTTTTTAAAAACTTCATATCCATTATCCCATAGCCAAGTAACTGCATAAAACTCTGCCATGTCTCCTTTTCTACTACTATCATTTGGTTTAATGTGTTTCACTCCAATTATCTCCTACTTTGTATTCGCCATCTAAAGGACAACGAAGATTAAAATATTCTCCTGCTTTTATTATAGCTTCGACTGCACGAAGTCCTACAAAGTCTGCTTGAGATTCCCTAACTTCAACTTGCCATTCGTCATGTATATTCGCAACGAACTTATAGTCAATAGTATTTAATTTTAGTTTGTTATCTAATAAAGATAATGCTTTCTTCATAACGATAGCACCTGCTCCTTGTAATAAAGTATTTAGAGCAGCATGATTATTTCTAATGTAAAGCTTTCTACCGTCTATACCCTTGAGGTACTTCTTAGTTGCTGCTCTTTGCACTCTATCTCTAAGAGATTTAAATTCTGGTTTATTATCAAAGAAATACTGTCTAGCTCTTTTACCATCTGTTGTATTTCCACCAACCACTTTGCCAAGTTTTTCATCTCCTGCTCCGTACATGAGGGCGTAGATGAAAGTCTTTGCCTTATCTCTTGATTTAAGTTTTGCAAGTTTTTGATTAGCGGTGTGTATGTCTCCGTTAATGATTTCATTTATAAACTCCTTGTCATCCATATAGTGTGCTAACATTCTTAATTCTAAGCCACTAGCATCTATACCTACTAATTTATTTCCTTCTTCTACTATCCAACAAGACCTGCATTCTTTACCATACGGACTAGAACTACTAGGTACTTGTGCCATGTTAGGATTCCTATGTGTCATCCTTCCGGTTATAGCTCCGTTAGGAATAACAAAGCCATGTACTCTACCGTCTTCTTGAAGAGACTCAAGCCACGACTCTATTTGTGCTATTCTTTTTTGTAGTAATAAAAACTTAGCAATAAGATTAGCTTCATGTATATGAGTTATCTCTGATAAAGTTTTCTCATCTACAATAGGCTGACCTGTAGGTGTAAATCTATCAGGCTTCCAACCGAAGTCAGTAAGATACTCACCAATCTGTTTACGACTTCCAAGATTAAACTCTTGTAAAGTCTGTCTCATAAATGGTCTATAATCGGAAGTGTTTAAACATCTTTCATACTCTTCGTCAGTAAGTCCTCTCTTAGAAAGAACTCCATCTTTTCTAATATAAGGTGTAACTAACTTATCATCTACCCACTTAGGTTGAAATGTTTCATGCACTTCATCTTCAATAGACTGCATCTCTTGTCTAAGTTCTGCTAATAAAAGATTCGCATTAATCTCGTGAAACTTAAAGCCGTCTTGCTCCTGTCGTTTCATTATGTCAGCAATGTCATGTTCTAAACATACTGACTCTTTTGAAAATCCTTTTGCTTCTTTTTTTAATTCTTTGAGAACTAAAGTATTAAGCTGTACATCACGAACACAATAGTTCAACATATCTGCCGAATAGTTTTGATAGTCTTCAAACTCAATCTTATTAAAACCTAATTTGTATCCCCATTTTTCTAGCGAATGTCCACCTTCACGAGTAGGATTAAATAGCCTTGATAAAACTAATGTATCAAGAAGTTCTTTATTAGTTAAGTCAACATCAAAAAACTTTTTAATCATTGGTACATCGAAACCTATAATGTTATGACCTATTAATCTATCTGCCGATTGTAAAAGTCTTACACCGTCATCAAGTTTACTAGGTGGAAACTTAAATATCTCATTCGTGTCTACATCTTGAGCAACGATACACCAAACCTTAGTGGCTTTTAAATCGTCTGTCTCTATGTCAAATACTAAATCCATAATTAAAATCCGTGTTCGTCTTCGTTAACTTGTATATCAGACATGTTAACTTCTGATAATCTACCAGTATCTTTATCATAAAGTAAGTGAGAAGCTAGTCCTACATCTCCAGTATATCTAGATTTAAGTACTCTCATTTTAGTAGTTCTGGCTTCGTCAATATCATCTGATTGTTGATTTCTTTCTAGTGCTATAACACAATCTGATAATTGTCCAATACTATTTGAACCTCTTAGATGAGATAAGGATACTTCAATACCGTTCTCGTGTCCTTTGTTACCATCAACTCTACGAAGATGAGAAACTAAAACAATACCTGCTCCGGTTTCTTCTACTAAACTTCTAAGCTTTGTCATAATAGAATCTATAGCTCTACGTTCATCGCCTTCGTGAACAGCACTGACTAACATATGTAAGTGGTCTACTACTACCCATTTACATTCACAACCGATAATCATATATCTTAGTTTTGAAAAGATGTCATCAATGTCATTAGTTCCAAAGTGAGAATGTACCCAGACTCTGTTCTTATTGTCTCCATCATAAAGAACATCAAAGAATTTATCTAATTCTTCTTTGCTGAAGTTCTCTCGTTCTTGGTCTATGTAAAGTCTAGCGTTAGCTTCAATAGATAAGATGCCATCGATAGTCCTTCGCCAATCTTCTTCAAGAGCAATCACTCCAACATTATCTGTCGTGCTTTTTATTAAGTGATGTTCAAGCTCTCTAGTTACTGAAGACTTACCGAGTCCTGTACCACCTGTAAGAGTTACAAGTTCTCCCTGCCTAAGACCATAAAGTTTTTCATTAAGTCCTTCCCAAGGATAGGGTATGCTTGTTTTCTTTTCTCTGTTGTGGAACTTGTCTCGTTGTTCAGATACATTTATAACACCAGAAGGTGTATAAACTTTAGATGCCCACCAAGATTCGACAAACTCTTTATGCCTATTGCTTCTGAGCATATCGTTAGGGTCTTTCCAACCATTAGGTAAAGAAAGTATCTTAGCTTTACTAGGTTTAAACAGCCTTGCTACTTTTTGCGAAGCTTCTTTACCTGCTTTGTCATTATCAAATGCAATAATAACATTTTCAAAATCATCAAAGAACTCTAAACTTTCTTTAATATCTTTGACTGCTCCAGAAGCTCCACTTTTAATAGACACAACTGCCCACTTACTACCTAGTAGTTCATAAGCAGCCATAGCATCACACTCTCCTTCGGTAATAGTAATATACTTACCACCTTTAAAAAGTTGTTGACCGAATAATCCAGTCTCTGCTTTAGTGCCGTGCCAAAAGAATATCTTATCTTTAACACTCCTTGTTTTAGTAGCTGATATTTCATACCCATTATAAAATGGATACATGTGTTTAATTACATTACCCTGTAAGTCATGGACAACTTTAACTCCGTATTTCTGAGCAGTATCTTTAGATATTTTCCTATCAGTCAATGCTGAAAAAGAACCTACCTCAATATTGTCAGGTTGTTTAAACGTATTATCTGTTTGTACTTCCATATTATTTCCTTCGCAACTTTGTTCGTAGTTAGGCATGAAGGTGTCGCAACTAAAACATTTAGCTGAACCATCTTCATTAACACCAACTGCATCGCTACTGTTACATACCGGACATGGTTGGTGCACCTTATCCCAAGTGCTTGTCATATTAGCCCTCACTAATTATTATTTATCTTTAGTATCCTCTGTAATAATTTTAGTTTCAGATACTTCCTCTGTAGAAACTTCTTCTACAACTGCTTCGCTACAGCTTTCTAAAAGCTTTTCAAGATTAGCTCTATGTGTAGCACTTGCAAAGTTGACTGCTTCTGCTAAAGTTTCAAGAGTTCCTACTTTAGATATTATAACTCTAGACTCATTCTGTTTAGCTTCGTCAGATATTTTAGTAACATCGTAAATAGTTTCTCCATCATCTTTTTTAATATTAATAATCATATTAAAACTCCTCGTTGTCTGCTGATTGTTCAGCATACTCTACTAACTCTACAACTTTAACTGCAATTAATTCAGCAAAAGTTCCATAGTCATTAGTATAAGGTTTAATTTTTACCTTAACCTTAGAGCCATTACCTAGTGCAACATCCATAGGGTTGCCGTCATTATCAATTAACTTCGGTGCTTCATTGATACGACCTGCAACTTCTACTTTTCTACTAAAAGAAAAAGCAGGTTTCTCAAACTTAGGTTGCCCACTTCTATCTCTAACTTGAGAGATACCTTTTGCTTCTAACTCAGAAGCCGTACTATCATCAGTCAAAACTGTAATGACATACTTATGAGGTTGAAACCTCGTGTTAGGTGTAGTGATGTGTGGATACATCGCCTCGCCTTCTACATACTCATACATATTTTTACTCCTATATATAAATTGTTTTAATTACTTTGCACATTATATCACAAGTAGATTTAAATTGCAAGTCTTTTTTCTTTTCGTTTAGCATTATTTTTTTCCTTGGTCATTTCATTTTCTTCGGAAAACCACTCATTAATTATATGTTCTTTTAAATCTTTAGTTGATAACTCAGTATTATTTTTAATTATTTTTATGTGCTTGGCATTAACAACTAAAGTTGCATAGTTGTGATACTTTTCATCAGTCAATGCAAACTGATAATCTGGAGCATTGTAATATAGAACACCATTAATATCTTCTGCATACATGCCGTAATCTATTTGTTTTTTTTGTTTTTTCATATTCCTCCGAAAATTATAGTGGCTAGTACCCCGAATTTAATCTAGGCTTTACCTAGCCACTTGTCTTTTTGCAAGACATATCAACATGGTTAGGAAGGTTTTGTTGAGGGCTACCATGTCAATTAAAAGATGTCATTGAAAGTGACAATCTCATTACCATACAACGTCACGAAGTAGTTGTCATTAGTTTTAGAAACTTCATAACAAACTTTATTCTCGTACCATTCCTCGTAGTTATCATAAACATAATCTACAAACCTTTTGTACTCGTCTTCGTTAACTTGTTTTGTTGTTGAATAAAATATATCTCTTTGTGCTTTCATAGTTTAGTCCTACATTATACCATACTTTTAATTAAATTGCAAGTGCTTCTGCATAATCTTTGTTCCACCACTTAGGTTTTAACCTACCTTTCTCCCACTTGGCATAGTGCTTTTCGTTAATAACATATCTACGATAGGCAACGATAGGGTCTTGATGCTTGTATTCATCAGGCATAGCTTGTGCTAGTGGTGTCATTTCGCCCTGCTTTATATTCTTTGGAAACTGCATTAAAGGTTTTGCTAACTTAACAACACTTGCATGTTCTTTGCCATAGCGAAAAGTGTACTCCGTACCTAGTGCTAGAAAGTGTGCATACAGCCATGAATAATTTTGACTAGATTCTCTTGCCCAAATAGTACAAGGATGATTCCAGTATGCTCTTTTGTAAAGTCCTACTTCATCTGCCCACTCATCGCCATCCAATTCTCTATGTGCTGTGCACAACATCTGTGCTGTTTCCAATGGCATCTTCACTAGCATCTTATCTGGCTGTGCTTCTGCCGAAGTTATCGGACTGTGATTAAAATAAAATATGTTCATCCTTCCTCCTGTTTAAACGTTATCGTGTTAATAATCATTGTCATTATACTTTACCATTCCCTGCTTGTCAAATTTTTTTGGTTCATTGGGCTGTAAAATAAATATCAATGCCATTGCGATAGTAAATGTAACTATACAAAAAATTAATAAATAGCCATCATACATAATTTACCTCTACCATTTTTCATTATAAATAAATTCTCCTGTTTCATAATTCCAACCATTAGTTTTCTTAAAAACTTTTTTACCCCGTGCATCAGTGTGCAGTTCTTCTCTGCTTGGTGGATGTGAATGTGTCATTGGGTCATGGTCTTTGCCTACATACTTAAATGCTTTTGAGCCCTCTGAGTATCCTCCTTGTCCTTCTAACTTGCATGGTGGTACATGGTCAAACTCACGTTGACATTCGCAGTTGTGTTCCACACTGTACCTGCCAATATCTAAATTAGTTCCATAGATATACTCGCCATTGGTCATTAACATGTAAATCATTTCATGTACTTGTGCCATTACCAACCGCCTTGCTCTGTATCTGATTTCTTTTTTCTACTAAAAGTTTTTTCAAAGCCGCCAGATAAACCAAACAAAACAAACGTGGTGCTACCAATAAAAACTAATAACACTATCAATAATTCTATCATCTGCCTTGTCCTCTATATCTAACTTTACTTTGCAACCTTTTATGTTTATTCATGTGCTTGGTAGATTGTTTAACCTTTCTACCACGACCTGCCAAACCTTGTGAAGTTGATTTCTTCACGTGCTTAATTAAACCGACCTCTCTTTTAACTGCCATAATGTTTCCTATAAATATCCATTAAAAAACTTTTATTGTTTTCAAAGTAATCCTCAAAAGTATCATAAAGTTTTTCGCCATACTCTCTACGTTCATTTCTATTTTCATAGTACATATCTCTAGCAAACTGTTCAAATGTCATAGCTATAAACCTCTGTAGAATCAGACTCAGTATCAATGATTGGAGCTTCATCATACCATTCATCAACAACTTCATCTATTGTTTTTATTTTATCTTCCATAGTTACCTCATTATTATTATAAAGTTTTATAAAGTTTTATAATATAATTATAATAATATTTATTATAATATATTTATAAAAGTTATAAAGATTGTATCATACTTTTTTGTTCTTGTCAAATTTATTTTTATGTTAATTATTAAATTAGTATGTGTTAAAACTGGGTTAGGGTAGGAAATAAAATACCTCTGTCGCTTCCATACAAGCCCTCTAACAGACGATAATTATATTTATGACCTACCCTATATTCTCTAGTTAACACTGCCTTAAATCACTTAGTCAATGCATCTAAAATTCTATCAGCATCAACACACACAAATGATTTTGCAAACGTTTTATATTCATCTTTTATTTCTTGTTCTAAACCTTTTCTATTCTCAACAATAAATTTTTCACAATCTTGTTCAGTCTTGAAAAGAAACTCAAAGACATGTATATCCTCCAATACAACTGCTGTTGTTGGTATGTTAAAAAATGCTATCAATACCCACGACATTATAGTTCTCCGTCATAGTGCATATCAATTATCTCAGCAATTTTAGCTGTCAAAAATTCATATAACTTTAATTCATTTACCTTGTCAATGTCATGCTCTCTTTCAAACTCAGTCTTTGCTTCTGCAACAAACTTGTCAAAAGTTTTCTGAGAAATCTTAGCCGACACCTCATTCATCATGGCAAATTGTTCGCCAATATCTTTACTCATTTTTATCCTCCATTAAATCTACATCAATGATTAAATGTTTTTTCATCCAATCTTCGCTAATTCCTTCTTTTTTTAATTTATCTTTTAGTTTTTTTTCAAATATTTTATTAGATTTTTTACTCATATCTCCTCCTAAATTCTGTTATCTTCTGTGATATTATCTTAACTTCCATTTACTTTCTCCTGTTTAAACAACTTCTTCATCAACGTAAGTGTCAGGAAAAAGTTCATCTTCGTCTATTGGATTCCAGTCTTCATTAAGATAAGAGTCCATTGATGACCACTTCCAATCTGTATTATCTAACTCAGGCGTTATTTGTTTTGAAATAAACGTGCCGTCTCTTAAGTGAATATGTAATGTAACCCACTTACCTACTTCAACCTTTTCAATATCTTCAAGTTCAAAGCCTTCGCTTTCAGCAATCCTTTCAATATCCCACATGATAGTGGTATCGTACTTTGCTTCTACATATCTAACATCTGTCATGTTTAAACACCTCTTAAATTAAACATATCTTCGGCAACTGCTTCTCGCAATTCAACCTCGTTAAGTCTTGCTACCTCTTCTTGAGAATGTAAGTTGCTTAATAAAAATTCTCTTACTTCCTCCAAAGACATCTGCTCTACCTCTTCCCAAATGTATTCCCATACATTATCATTTACTTGAAGACTCATGCTTCCACCTTTATTTCTATAACATCTTCATTCACATAACCATATTCAAGTCCATTACCAGTATGTAATTAATCACTAGGATCATAACTTCCCATAGCTACAAAATCTTTAGCTTCTTGTTCATTTTCTGCATCTACTATTATTTCAGAATAGCCAATCCATTTTGTATAAACTTTAAATGCTTTCATTTTTTTTGTTGTCATGCTTCCTCCTCTACAGGTAGATTATTAATTTCATCCTCCCATTCTTCCTCCAAAGATTTTAACTTGCCCTCTAGCTCTTCAATCTTTTGCTCTAGCTCAATTACATTTTCTCGTAAGCTCTCCAAGTCATACTCGTATGCTCTGTCCTCAACTGAAACTTCTACGCAATCCATTCGTTGAATACTGTCTTGCAGTTCGTAATCCATTTTAGTTAAGTCATCTTCTAATTGATTGACATCTAAAAATTTTTTTAATATTTTCTTTAACATACTTACCCTCGCATAAAACAGATATAACCTCTGCCTAAATTAAAGACTCTACCTCTACCAGTGGCATAAGTATTTATCTTCTTGAGTTTAGTTCGCACATGAAACCCAACTCTAAATTTAAAACCTAACAATTTAACATGCACGTATTTAGTGCCTAGAAAATTATTACCCTTAAATGTTTTTATATTTAACATATTTTACCTCACTTTTTTTGTTAATAATATCATATACTTACAGACATTTCAACCATAAGAATATAACTTTTAGTTATATAATACTATCCCAATAATCATATTGTTCATCTAGTATTTTAGTTAAGTCTTCAAAAAACTTATTAGCTTTTGTTTCGTTAAGACTACAAAAACCTTCAGAGTTT